TTAAAATGAGCAGTCTTATGGCTGCTTTTTTTGATGCTTAAAAATTACCGAACTGCCGGGGAAGCAGGAGAAAGGAGACATGAGAATGTCAGAATTTAAACCAATCACTACACAAGAAGAATTTGATGCTGCCATTAAGGCCCGCTTATCTCGTGAAAAAGAGAAGTATGGAGACTATGATCAGCTTAAATCTCGTGTGACCGAATTGGAAGAAGAAAATGTTGGCTTGAAGTCAACAATTGAAGCTACTAATCAAAGCAAGGCGGATTCGGATAAGCAACTTGAAGAAATGCAGAAGCAAATCGCTGGTTATGAGACAACAAGCCTACGGACTCGGATTGCTTTGCAGCATGGATTGCCTTACGACCTTGCAGATCGTTTGCAGGGTGCCGATGAAGAAAGTTTAACGGCAGATGCAGAGCGCTTGGCATCTTTCGTGAAACCTACTGAACATGTCGCACCAATGCGAAATCTAGAGCCTGCTTTAGAAAAAACTGAAAATACATCTTACAAAAACCTAGTACAAGGTTTAGTTTTTGAAGATTAAAGGAGTAATAATATATGACAGATCAACTATCAAGAGGAACATTATTTGACCCAATGCTTGTGACAGACCTTATCAACAAAGTTAAGGGTCACAGTTCATTGGCTAAATTGTCTAATCAACAAGCTATCCCATTTAATGGATTAAAGGAATTCACATTTACATTGGATTCTGATGTAGATATTGTTGCAGAAAATGGCAAGAAAACACATGGTGGCGCAAGTCTGGAACCTGTAACTATTGTGCCTATTAAAATCGAATATGGCGCTCGTGTATCTGATGAGTTCGTTTATGCGTCAGAAGAAGCTAAAATTGACATTTTGAAGTCATTCAATGAAGGGTTTGCTAACAAAGTAGCTCGTGGTATTGATATCATGGCTTTCCATGGTATTAATCCACGTACTAAACAAGAATCTTCTGTTATTGGGGATAACTGCTTTGATAAGGCAGTCACTCAGACAGTGAACTTCACAACAAGCGATCCAGACACTAATGTCGAAGATGCAGTGAAGATGATCCAAGGCGCTGATAATATTGTTAGCGGTATGGCCATTGATACTACATTTGCAAGTGCACTTGCTAGCATGAAGAACTCAGCTAATGAGCGTCTTTATCCAGAATTGGCTTGGGGAGCAAATCCAGGTGCTATTAATGGTCTACCTGTAGATGTGAACACTACAGTTGGTCTTAATGTTGGAACCAACAAGGATGTTGCTATTGTTGGTGACTTTGCTAACATGGTGAAATGGGGATATGCTAAGCAAGTTCCACTCGAAGTTATTCGATATGGTGATCCAGATAATTCTGGCAAAGACTTGAAAGGTTATAACCAAGTCTATCTTCGTGTAGAAATCTATCTCGGATGGGGAATTTTGGACAAAAATAGCTTTGCTCGTGTTGTGAAAGCGGGGTAGTGTATGGAATACATTAATGTAAAAACAGGGGCTACTATCGTTACTGAAAATGCAATTAGTGGTGGTGACTGGGTTCCAGCTGATCAAGTTGCGAAAGTAGATCCTCAAGAAGCAGCAGACAGTCAGGGAGATCTGACTGTCTCACAAATTAAAGCCCGCTTAGATGAGCTGGGTGTCGAATACGACAAAGGAGCTAAGAAGGCTGACTTGCTTGCTCTTTTAGAACAACATGAAGGGTAGTTAAAATGACAACATTTGCAACAGTGGAAGACCTTGAAACTTTGTGGCGTTCCTTGAAATTTGATGAACGAAAGAGAGCAGAGGCGCTGTTGACAATAGTGTCAGATTCTCTTCGTGAGGAAGCTAAGAAAGTCAGCAAGGATTTGGATAAGATGGTAGCTGAAAACCCATCTTATTCAAGTGTCGTGAAATCTGTAACTGTAGATGTGGTAGCTCGTACTTTGATGACCTCAACGGATCAGGAGCCAATGACTCAGATGGCTGAGTCAGCTATGGGGTATTCCTTTAGTGGTTCTTATTTGGTTCCTGGTGGAGGACTCTTTATCAAGGATTCAGAGTTGAAGCGCTTGGGCTTGAAAAAGCAAAGATATGGGGTGATTGAACTTTATGGGACGAATTAAAGGAATTACAGTTACTCTTATCGAGACCAAAGAGAAAGGGAGGGATGACTTCGGTCATCCCATTTTTGAGGAAATTGAAACTCAAGTGGATAATGTCCTCATTTCTCCTACTTCAACCGATGATGTCACGAGTCAAATGAACTTGACCGGAAGAAAGGCAGAATATACTCTAGCTATTCCAAAGGGCGATACTCATGATTGGGAGAATAAAGAAGTTTTATTTTTTGGCAAGCGTTGGAAAACTTTTGGGATTCCACTTGAAGGCATTGAGGAAATGATTCCTCTGAGTTGGAATAAGAAAGTGATGGTGGAGCGCTATGGGTAATTCGGATTTTAAGTTAAACCGTGCTGGAGTGTCTGAATTAATGAAATCAGGTTCTATGCAGAAGGTCCTGTCTCAATATGCATCAGATATACAATCTAGATGCGGTGATGGGTATGTGAAAGATATCCATGTTGGTAAAAATCGTGCTAATGCCATGGTCAGTGCAAAAACCAGAAAAGCCAAAAAGGACAACTTAAAAAACAATACTCTCTTGAAGGCGGTGAGATAAATGATTGAGATTATAGTTAAAAAATATCTTGACGGTCATTTGTCTGTTCCGTCATTTTTTGAGCATGAGACGACAATGCCGAAAGAATTTGTCATTGTGGAAAAAACTAGAGGAGCTAATAAGAATTACGCAAAATCTGCCACATTTGCTTTTCAAAGTTATGCAAGTAGCTTGCAAAAAGCTGCTGAATTAAACGAGAAAGTTAAACAAGTCATTTATGACATGATCGAGCTGAATGAAATCAGCGGAATTCATCTGAATAGCGACTACAACTTTACAGATACTGGAACTAAAAAATATCGTTATCAAGCGGTATTTGATATTAATTATTTTTAAGAAATGGAGAATGGAATGGGAACAGAAGCTCAGACAACACAAGCAACATCAACAACTTCGTCATCATTTGTGACGACTGCTAAGCCTAAAGTGGGCGGAGCAATTTATTCGGCGCCAGCTGGTACAGCATTGCCTACAGATGCGACTACAGCATTGGACAAGAAATTTGTATCGCTTGGGTATATTTCAGAAGATGGATTGGAAAATGAAAACTCTCCTCAATCTGAAAATGTGAAGGCTTGGGGCGGTGACATCGTGCACTCTTCACTGACAGAAAAACCTGATACTTTTAACTACACTTTGATCGAAGCATTGAATCTAAATGTGTTAAAAGAAATCTACGGAGCTGACAATGTATCTGGAGATCTTAAAACAGGTATCACTATTAAGGCTAATTCGAAAGAACTTGCTAGTCATTGTGTGGTGGTTGATATGATCTTGAAAGATGGTACATTTAAGCGGATTGTAATTCCTCAAGGTAAAGTTACATCAATCGGCACTATCTCTTACAAGGATGCTGAGACTGTTGGCTATCAAACAACACTTACAGCATTTCCAAACTCTGATGGAGATACTCACTACGAATACATCAAAGGAGAATAATACATGTCTGAAATTAAATCATTTAAAGGGACTACTTCAACAGGTTTTGAGTTTGACATTAGTCAAAAGCGAATGGAAAACTATGAAGTCCTTGAGGTTTTAGCTGAAATCGATAGCAATCCTCTGTTAGTACCAAAACTCTTGAAATTGCTTTTGGGAGAACAAGCGGAAGACTTGAAAAACCATGTCAGAGACGAAGATGGAATGGTATCAACTGACAAGCTGATGAAAGAAATCACAGATATCTTTGAATCTCAGTCAGTAAAAAAATAGTAGCCCTCTCTAGAATGATTCAGACAGATGAGGATGCTTTGATTTGTGATTTAGCTGAAACGTATCAAATCTATGACTACAGACAGCTACCTGCTTATCAGGTAGCTGTTTTTTCGTATGGGTTGCGTGACGATTCAAGGATCAAAGTCGCAATGTCAGGGCAGAATGTTTCAATGCAGTTACTCATCCAGGCAAGTATTTTAGATAGATTATCTATGCTGGTCTGGTTTAAGACCAAGGATGGCCAGAATGGGATTAATCGTCCTGTCTCAATGGTTGATCAGTTGGCGAAGGTCGAAGAGGAACAGGAGCAGATGACATTTGCATCTGGAGAGGAATTTGAAAACTATAGAAATGAAATGTTAAAAAAAAAATGGAGGAGGTAGTTAATGGCAACAGAATTAGGCCAAGCTTATGTGCAGATTATGCCTTCTGCTCGTGGAATCAGCGGGAAGATTAAAGCTGCTATCTCGCCAGAAGTAGAATCTGCTGGGCAAAGCGCTGGTGAAACTCTAGGTGGAAGAATGGTCAGCCTAGCTAAAAAAGCTATTGCAGTTGCTGGGATTGGGAAGTTTTTCTCTGCTTCTATCATGGAGGGTGCAAATCTTCAGCAATCAATTGGTGGTATCGAAACACTTTTCCAAGGGTCTGCAAAAATTGTCAAAAAATATGCTGACGAAGCGTATAAGACGACAGGTCTTTCGGCGAATGCCTACATGGAAAATGTGACTGGATTTAGTGCAAGCTTATTGCAGTCATTAGGTGGTGATACCAGAAAGGCTGCAGATGTGGCTAACATGGCCATGATTGATATGGCAGACAATAGCAACAAGATGGGTACTTCTATGGACCGTATACAAGATGCTTATCAAGGATTTGCAAAGCAGAATTATACGATGTTGGATAACCTTAAGCTCGGTTACGGCGGTACCAAGACTGAGATGGAGCGCTTGCTAGCTGATGCTACTAAACTAACGGGTGTCAAGTATGATATTAATAATCTGTCAGATGTGTATCAAGCTATTCACGCTATCCAAGAAAATCTAGATATAACTGGAACTACAGCTAAAGAAGCAGCATCTACCTTTACTGGATCCTTCTCGGCAATGAAAGCTGCTGCTCAAAATGTTTTGGGTAATTTGGCTCTTGGGAAAGATATTGGACCATCTCTTCACAGTTTATATGAAACGGCGAAGACATTTTTGGTTGGAAATCTTATTCCTATGATCGGAAATGTCTTGAAAGGGATTCCTCATCTTATTTATGGGGTTTTGCAAGACGGCCTTACTGCTGTTTTTGGTGAGGGGGTTGCTGAGCCAATCCTTGAATGGGTGTATAACACTTTCGCTGACATTAGTGCAATTGCAAATACATTGTTCGATATGATATTTGGTTCCATGAACAAGAAGGACAATGTTGACTTCTTAAAAAGCTACTTGGGTATCGATGAAAAGACAGCTCGTAGCATTGTAAACATTGGGGAAAATATCCGTGTGACCTTTGAAAATATCGGGGCTACTATTGGAAATATCGCTGGTATTGTAGGTAGTTTTGTCAGTGATCTACTTGGGATTGGTGGAAGTGAACAAAGTGTGAACTTGATAGCTTCAGCATTTGAAGGTCTTACTAAATTTTTGAGGAGTGCATCTGAGAAATTAAAGGATTTTACCAAATGGATTAACGAAAACAAAACAGCTATGGACTTAGTTAAATCGGCACTAGCTGGTGCATTAGCAGGATTTTTGGCATTTAAAGCAGTTACTACTGTAAAAGCAATTTTATTGGATTTTAAAAAAGCAGTTACAGCAGTAAAAGGAGCAATAGCGGCTTTTAATGCTGCAATTGCAGGTAATCCTGTTGGAGCATGGATTGTTGCAATAACAGCAGTAGTTGCTGCATTAACTTGGTTCTTTACTCAAACCGAGACAGGTCGTAAGATTTGGAGTGGCTTTGTATCCTGGATAAAATCCGCATGGAAAGGGATTGCTGATTTCTTCTCTGGCCTTTGGAAAGGTATCTCTGATGGGGCTATTAATCTTTGGAATGGTGTGGTAGCAATCTGGAATGGTGTCATCAATGGTATCAAGGGGACATGGCAAGGAATCGCTGATTTCTTCTCTGGGCTTTGGAGTGGTATCTCTGATGGAGCTTCAAATGCTTGGAACGGAACGATTGAGGGTATCAAATCTGCCTGGCAAGGGATTTCTGATTTCTTTTCTGGATTGTGGGAATCAATCACTAGTTTAGCAACTACAGCATGGACCACAATCACCAGCACAGTTTTATCGATTGTGCAACCTTTCATCGATACCTTTATGAACATCTGGAATGGTATGAAAGATGGTATTTCTCAGGTATTCGAAGGAATTAAAACCATTTTTACTGGTGCTTGGGAGTTGATTAAAAGTATTGTATTAGGAGCTGTTCTATTTATCATTGATTTGGTAACACTTGATTTTAAGAAGTTAGGTGAGGATTTGGGATTAATCTGGGATGGTATTAAGAACGCCATTTCAACTGTTTGGAACGGTATATGTACTTTCTTCTCGGGAATTATTAATACAATCATTGGTTTCTTCACTGGGGCTTTCGAAGGTCTTAAAACATTTTTGGCTGGTGTATGGGATGCAATTAAATCTGTAGCTGAGACGGTTTGGAATTTAATCACGTCTGGTATTAAAGCTATTATTGATGGTTTTATTGCTGGCGCTCAAGCTGTATGGGATGGATTTAAAGGATTTCTATCCGGTCTTTGGGACGGCATCAAAACAACAGCAATAAACATGTGGAACGGGATCTGTTCTGGCATAAAAGACATTATTGATGGTTTTATTGCTAGCGCACAAGCCGCATGGAATGGATTTAAGGGGTTTATGGCTGGACTTTGGGACGGCATTAAATCCACGGCAACAAACATGTGGAATGGCATCAAAACAGGGACTTTAAACATAATTGACGGATTGGTTTCTGGTGCGCAAAGGTTTTGGGACGGTATGAAAAATGGCGTTAAAAATCTTTGCGATGGTGTTAAAAATCTATTTAGTGGCTTGGCTCATATTGACTTGGCTGGCGCTGGTAAGGCAATCATGAATGGTTTCCTTGGTGGTTTGAAAGCTGTCTGGGGTGGTATTCAGGATTTCGTTGGCGGTATTGCTGGCTGGATCCGGAAGCACAAAGGGCCGATTTCTTACGACCGTAAATTGCTGATTCCTGCTGGTAAGGCAATCATGGGAGGATTTGATGAATCCCTGCAAGAAAGCTTTAAAGGTGTCCAGAAGACGGTCGGAGGAGTTGCTGGTTGGATTTCAGATGCCGTTTCTGGAGACGGTTTTGATTTTGGAAATGACACTGCTTTTAATCGCAATATCACATCTACACTTCAGATGCCAAATAGCAAATATGAAACTGCAGAATCTAAGATGGTATCTGAGATTGCCATTCTAAGGGCAAGTTTAGACGTGTGGCTTGAGAAGATATCAAACAAAGACCCTAACACTTACTTAGACGGTGAGAAATTAGCTATTAATGCTTATCAACGTCAAGGACAGATCATGGCTAGAGAGGGGATTTAATGGCAGTAAATTATCTGATTATCAATACATTTAATACTGGCACTATATTGGATAGTGTAGTAACTGATTTTGGAGATATCAAAGGCGCTATCCCCCGCTATGATGAGCAGAAAAAACTCTATGGGACCAACGGTCAGTACAATATCGAAGATGGTGCTTATGATGGCTATGAGCGGACGTTTAAAGTTTTTGTGAAACGATACGAGGACGCTCAGGCAATCATCAATGCATTTAACAAGCTTGATAATGTATTAGAGTTTAGTTATCAGCATGATAGTATCCACTATGCTGATCTGTTGGATTCGGAAATTTCGCTACATGGCCAAAATAACTGGATTGTAAGCATCAAGGTCTATCAACATCCTTTCAGATATACTAAAAATGTCCAAGAGGTTGTTTTGGGTAGCAGTGGAACGGTTACCAATCCAGGGACGGTCTACTCAGAGCCTATCATCACAATTGAGGGCCAAGGTGAAGTAACTTTAACTATTGGAAATCAAACAATGGTTTTGAATCTTTCTGGTGGTGCTAAAATTGACTGTAGGCAGCGTAAGCAAAATGTCTATACGTTAAATGGACAACTGCAAAACACTATCCGAGTAAGAGGTCCGTTCTTCGAACTAAAACCAGGAATCAGCGGGATTACGACTGCAGGAAATGTATCTAAAATTAAAATTCTAGGGAATTGGAGGTATCGCATTTGATTTATTTAAAAGAGGGCAATATCCCTCTTAATTTTTGTTTTGAAGATGACATCACTCAAGAAGCGAACAACACTTATCAATTGTCCTTTAAATTTCCTGTCAGTGACGATAAATGGGCTTTGTTAAAAAACGAAGTGCATTTGCTTGCTGATGATTTGTCTGGTGAGCAAGAATTTGTCATCATCGATGTCCAAAAAGGACATGGGTATATTACTGTTTATGCTAATCAAGTGGCAACCTTGCTAAATGGTCACAGTGTACGTAAGATTGATGTTGATCGAGCAAATGGGATGACAGTCATGAATAAGCTGGTAGAAGGGCTAAAAAGAGAATGTCCTTTTACATTTTTCTCGGACATCCAAGGCAAGCACACTCTTAGACTTGATAATGTATCAGTGATTGATGCGCTCACAAAGGGTCAGCACTCGATTATTGGTCAGTGGGGCGGGGATTTGATCCGTGATAAATACTCGGTTAGGCTACTTAAAAACGGAGGGATTGAAAATCAATCTCTTTTTATGTACAAAAAGAATTTATCTGAGTACAAAGAATCGACCACTACAAAATCTCTTAAAACAAGGATTCACTTCCGCAAGGTCATTACTGCATCTGGCGAGGGTGAGAAAGAAAAAGTCCTTGAAGTCACTGTGGATAGTCCACTGGTAGATAAGTATAAGCATATCTACGAGTATGACATGGAAGTCCAAGATCAGGACGTTAAAACTCTTGATGACTTGAAAGAGTATGGTAAGAAATACTTTCAGACAAGCCTATGTGACCTGCCTGAAGAGAATCTAGAGATCAATGTCATAGGACAAGCTGACCAACCGGTTAAACTATTTGATACTGCATCAATCTATTACGAGCTATACAACGTGGATATTCGAAAGAAAATCACAAAGTATAACTATAGTCCAATGGCCAAGAAGTTAAAAAAAATCGGCTTTGGGAAAATTTCTCGGTCGCTTGGTGGAGCTATTGGTCAAATCATTAATGATTCGGTTGCGGATAAAATTGCTAGTCATGATGCTGCTTATGATGCGAAAGTCCAGCAACTTATCGACAACGCTAATGCAGAGTATGATAAGAAAGCTAAAAGTCTGGAGCAGGACATTACTGACGGAATCGAGCAGGCCAAGGCTAAAGCAGAAGTTGTCAAGGAAGAGATTAATGCTGAAATCTCTGAGAAAATAAAAGCTGCTAACAAGGCTAATAAAGATGAAATTGTAGAAGAATTTAAGGCTAAATACAATGGCATTGAGGTAAAGGTAGAGGATCTTAAGACTACTACCAACGGGCTGTCAGAGATGAACACTGCAATCCAACAAGAAATGGATAACTTCAAAGCCTCAACTGCAAGCAAATTTGCTGGTATATCTGGAGAGCAATCTCATTATGAGCAAAGTACTAATAAGGCTATTTCTGACCTTATTAAGGTAACTCAAAACAAAGCTGATCGGGTTTATGTGGAACAGACGGCTCAAGGGATTAAAGAAACAATCTCAAATATCAAAATCGGTAGGAGGAATTTGATAAAAGGGACTCGTCTAGTCCCAGGAATTCGAGGAGTAGTTGGTGAATTTAATGGTTTTAAAGTAATTCGGTCCGAGATCACGCAAGAAAATCAAAAGGTTATTGATATGTTTGTGCCGAATACGACTGTGCCAATGGTCGGAACCGAATATACAGCTGTGTTTTGGGCCAGAGCTTCTCGTAATGATTATAGATGTGTGATGCATTTATTTAGTCCCAACAGCGTCACAAAAGTAGTTACTAGTACAGGATTCGCTGCAGACAACTTGATTGATGGATATGCTGTATTAACTATTACTAATGAATGGAGACCCTACTGGGTAAAATGGACCCAAACACCTGTAAGTGTGCCGAAACGTGTTATTTTCGGGCGACACGGGGCCAATTATGGTCAAAAGAAAGGCGATTGGCTGGAAATATGCGCTCCAGCTGTTTTTGAAGGGAACATGCCTGGCGACTGGAACGAAGCTCCTGAAGATGCAACTAGTACATTTCAGGCTGAGTTTGAAAAAACTGCTAGAGGTTTAGAGACTAAAATCACATCTCTTGAATCTTATGTACAAGATGATGGGACACGTCAAGAGACGTTAAAAAAATACATCGAAGATAAGACGGCATCTAGCTTGACCGCATTTAGAGAGGATATAGAATCTGGCTATATATCAAAATCCAAATACGAAGAAGATTCTCGTGGGATTACTCGAAAATTTGAAGAGCTAAAAACTGGTGGACAAAATCTTGTCCTAAACAGTGGCGATCCTAAAAACCTAAAAAATTGGGGTGAAATCTCTCCTGATTCCGAACCAACAGCAAAAATAGTGACTAATCCTCTATATTTCAACGGGACTCGTAATCTACTAGCTATAATCAATAGAAATAGTGCGTATTCCATGCTTCTTTCTACTCATCGATTTAATGTTAGACAAAAAACCACTTATACTGTTGGGGTTACACTTTTTTGTTCAGAAAATTTAAAAGGTGCTGACTTAGTATTTTTCCTCAGAAGAAGAGGATCTGCTCAATTATTCGATAAAGCAATTGATTTACTTGAAGGAATACAATTGCCGAACAATGAAGCTAAAAGGTTTTATTTTAAGGTCAATTCCGAAATTTATGACGAAGCCTTTTTGAGGTTTAAAAGTAGCGGTAAAACTGCAGGTGACGAATCTGTGCTATACATCGCTGATGTTGATGTATATGAGGGTACTATTGAGCGACCTTGGCAGGCTGCTGAAGATGAAGCTGGCAAGAAGCTGGAAACAAAGCTGGCAGAATATAGCCAGACTGTTGATGGTGAGTTGAAGAAATTGGCAAGTCAAATTGATGATACCATCAAAAAGACTGATGTAGACATCACACCAGGTCAAATCACTTTTGGCGTTGGAAAAACCATTAATGGAAAGACTATTAGCTCATTATTCGTGCAGGATCCTGAATCTATTGCCTTGATTTCAAAGTTAATCAAGGTCAAAGGGGATATGATTGTTGATGGGTCTATTTTAGGCCGACATCTTAAAACGGGCACGTTGGAGACTGGTCACTTTAAGGCTGGCTCTGTGACCAGTGAGATTTTGGCAGCTAACGCTGTTACTGCGGACAAGGTTCAGGTTGATTATGCCTTAATCAGTAAATTAATTGCTAACCAAGCATTTATCCGAGAGTTAACCTCTCAAAGGGCATTTATCACTCAGATTAACTCGATCGATTTCAGTGCTGAACGGATGCAGGGCGGTCGGTTGCTTTCAATCAATAAAGCGACTGACTTTAATTTGAATGATGGAAGCATTAATTTATACTCTAATACAGGAGTTATCAGGCGGATTGATGATACTACATCATCAGAGTTTATCAAGCTAAACCAGGGCGGATTTATCGGTGAGCGGGTGAGAGATTCGAAGGCGGCCCTAATCGTGATCGGTACTAATCATGATAAAACAGAAAATACTGAGAATGAGACATTCGCTGGAACCCGTCTCTACTCCGGAAAGAGTGGATCGGAAAACGAATCACTCTATGAAATCGTCTCAGACCGTATCACCCTCTATTCAAACGGTCGATACAGAAGTCCTTGGGTATTCCACAACAACACTAGAGATGGCAGTTCATATCTGATCCCGATGAATGAAAGAGGGGTTCGTCATAATTTAGGGCGTGGAGATAAGCACTTTTCGGGCGCTTGGATCGATAATATTTTTGTCGGGAAAAGTGCATACAACGTAGGTACTTATCTATGGGATCTATTGACTTGTCTTGGCCAAATTTCCAAATACGGATGGGATCTAAAGAATCAAAACATCAGAACCCATATCACTGGGGTTTTGAATAAGTACGCTTTTAAATAAAAAGGAGAAGACATGGAAGAAAATATCTTACTAGCAATCATCACTGAGTTGAATCAACAGCTCAGTGATAAAACACTCAATGAGGTCGAATATAAAGTCCGACTGAATGACGCACAACAAAAAATAGCTCAACTCTACGAAGAAGTTGAAGTCTATCGCTCTATCCTTGAATCTGATAAAGATCTAAAGGACTTATTTGAAGAAATCAAAAATAAAAACGAGGTAACTGCTTAATGGATTACAAAGTACAATCAAGATTTTTTGACCCCATCACAAACACAACTAAGGTAGCAATCAAGCAAGACTTCCCGTATCGGGTATTTGAAGAAATCTTATCAAATAACCGTACTGAAGAAGATGAAGCTACATTGGTTGAGGCTGTGCTGAATATTGTCCGAATGGAGCTGGACCCGTCTGGGGCAGTTGTTAAACTAAAGAAAGAGCTAGATAAATCTATTGAAGCCAATAATGATGCTATCAAGCAAATTAAAGTCCTTGAGACAGACAATCAGTCTAAAACAATCCAAATCCAAAACATCAAGAATGTGGCAGACTGGGCTGTTTTGGCAGCAGTAACCAACACAGACAATCCTATCGATCCAACGCTCTATGCTCGTGGTCTTGAGCTGGTAGATCTTGGAGAAGTCGGGAAGAAGTATAAGTCACATGATATTTTTGCCGTAAGCAATCCGAATCATGTTGCTAAATACGGCGAAGGCAATCGTGTACTGGTGCAGGTCAATCAAGACTTCACTTACAACGGGGAAAGCGTGGAAGAGCTTGAAGGCAAGCTATCGCAAGATGGAAAGTTAGCTGTGTGGAAGTGGGAAATGCCGAAAGTTAGTAAGCCTGAACAACCTTCTGTCTAATTCCTGGAATTGATTGGAGGTGGTGAAATTGGACTTTTTAACTTTTGTTGACAAGCTGAGTCCTATTTTGATTGTTATAATTCCGAGTTATTTTTCTTACCGCAGCACTCAAAATACTAAAGAGACCGATAAACAGATCGGTCTCTTATCTGATAAAATCAGCGACATTGAGAAATCAGTTGCTAATGTTGAGAGTATAGGGAAAGAAAATAGTAAGAATTTGACTATTATAGGCAAAGGCTTGCAACGTCTACAACGTTTTCGATTGCAGGAAAACTTAAAAAATGCCCTCAAGAGGGGCTACACAAACCAACATGAAATTGAGGAATTATCCAAACTTTATGAAAGTTATGTGGAATTAGGTGGAAATGGTGCTATTAAGGTACTTTACGAAAAATTCTTAAAATTAGATACAAAATTTTTGAAGGTTTTGGAATTCTTGCATATTATCTTGTAAAAAAAAGACGAATGCTTGCGATAAATAATATAAAAAATGCTTTTCCTGAAAAAGAAAAAAAGGAAGTTGTGGAAATTGCGAAAGAATCGTATAAGACAATGGGAAAAATGATAATGACTTCGATTTTCTTAGAGGAGATTACGAAAGATGGAAATACTGTTGTGGAAAATGAAGAACTAATGAGACGGGCTTGTGAAAATAATGAAAAAGCAGTTTTAATTGTATCTCTTCATTTAGGTGGTTTTGAAGCTGGAAGTAAGATGCGAAATATTAGAAAGTTTTATGCTGTTTTTAGAAATCAGAAAAATAAAAAAATTAATGATTTAATGGAAAAATGGCGTAAGGAAGGTGGATTAAATTCGTTGCCTTTACATAATAATGAAGCACTTAGTGGGGCAATAAATGAAAAGTCAATTATTGCACTTGCTTCGGATCATTATGGAAAAGATGTGAATGTAACGTTTTTTGGACGAGAAACGACAGGAGTTGCAGGACCTGTATTGCTTTCAATAAAATATAAAATACCGATAGTATTGGCTTATGCGGTATTTGATGAGAATATTGTGAGAGTTGTAAATAAAAAAATTATTCAAATTGAAAAGCAAAAGAAATTAAAGGAAACAATGCAATTTAATATGCAAAAAATTTATAATGAATTTGAAG